TTGCGCTAACATATGTTTTTATCTCACAAGGCGTATTACCAATTAGCAGATACGAACCAACGTGACCTGATACAAAGTAACTACTGCTTGCAGTTACAAGAACATTCGTGCCGGACGTAGCCGCAGGATCTAGTGTAACACCACCCTTTTGGAATTTGTAGTAGGGGTGTGTTGGAGAATCATCATTACCATTGTCCTCAAACTCAAACACTTCAGAGACAAAAGTCTTCAACCCAGTCCGGCGAATAAGGCGAGGGGGGAATGTTTCATGGCAGATAATTGTTACATCGCCAGAGGAGGCCATTGTAATTTCTTTTAGTCTTGCCGTTGTCCACGGGCAACTGCTAGAGCCAGACAAGCTAACAGGTGTGGTATCAACCTCACCAGTAGTCGGGTTGATAAAGAAAATATCGAGGGCATTATTCTTAAAACAAAAGATATACTGCTCGTCATCCGAAAAGATAAACGGCTCAATGCGAATCTCTAACTCGTTTGCAGGAGTTACAGTATCGCTAAACTGATAGATGAACTCACCACCAGCGCGTTTCTTTACACCACCCTCATTGATGATAATAAAGTTACGCACCTTCTGCGCGCCAGCCTGATACACAGCAGCGTCCACACGGGATGTAAAGGATGGGCTAAGTTCGCCAAACTGAAAGCTGTGAAGCGGAATCTTAATCTTCGCCATTATGACAGCCTTTCAGTGATAAACCTCGAAGTCGTAAGTTTGCGTGTCGTGTTCTGCTGGCTATCAAGATTGCGGGCTTTTGCCATAAGGTTGTTTGCCTTGATTTCCATAATCTGTGTCAGACCCTCGTTCCGAGCAATAGAACTTGCAAAGATGGCAGCAAGGGAATACTCGACAGCAAGTGTAAAGTAGGAAGGCCAATCAGACTCATCTGCACGATAGATGTAATCAGCAATAACCTCATCTTGGTCTGAGGTGTTGGTAAATACTTTGTCGCCGTAGATTGTATGGTTCGTGTTGTTACCATTTACAGTAACGGCATTAAGCATCAAAAGGTTAGATGGAAGCTGATAGGCCGCATCAAAGCGTCCAGTCGGCTCATCTGATAAACGACTAAGCTGCGCTTGCTCAGTAGCAAAACGCCAGCGTGTGTTGCAGAGACTAGCTTGCGCTACGTCTTCATACATATTAACAGCGACCAGTGCCTCTGTTGTATTGTCTTCAAACGAAGTAATAGGCTCTGCCCCAATAAGGATCAAAGCCCGTGAACAAATGTCGATAGCACTGTTAGCTACTGTGGATGTCATACTTACCTCGTCAAGAAAGGGGGGAGCAGCAGTTTCCCACCGCTCCCCTACCAGACTTAGTTGTTGTCCAGAACCTCGTAGATGCCGTTATCGTCGATACCGATAGCACCCATGCTCATGTGAGCAGTGACCAAGTGAGCCACTTTCTGCGGCACATAGTTCACTTCGGTTTGAACATCAGAACCAACACCCAGACCAATAGCAGAGCTGTGGTAGGCAAAGTTCTTACCGCCAGCAACAGCAGACGTTGAGAAAATCTTGAAGCCCAAGAACTCTTTCATTGTCATGCCGCCAGCAAACGGGAGGTTTTGGTCGCCAACAAAATCGCTAGATGCGAACTCGTTGATGCTGAACAGGTCAGCGTAACCAGCAGGAGACATTGCAAGATAGCGGTTGCCATCTTCCGGAATGTCAGCAGAACCCATTGTTTCAAACAGGGTCAGCAAGTCGCCTTTAACCAGCGCGCCAGAAGTGTCAGCAATCTGAGTGCTGTTTGCGCCAGCGTCGAGAGCAGCAACAATCAACTCGTCAGTCTTACGACCCAGAGCATAAGCAGCCGACTGAGCAACAGCTTGACGTTCGTCAATGTTGGTTTTCAGTTCGTCCAGCTTGTCGATATACTCAGGTGCGTAGTGATCGGTCAGCGTTGCTGATACGTTGGTGTGTGCGACTTCCATGCCAGTAACATCGCCGTTACGAGACTTGGTGTTAGCAGCACCTTTACCAATTTTTTGAAATTTAACAGTAGAACCCGTTACGCCATTAACCTGACGGACAGTGTTACGGAGTTTAGACCCCATACGCTGATACGCCAAATGAACATCAGATTCAAACTGCGTGATGAAGGCTTGATCAATAGTATTAGCCATTTTCATTCTCCAGTTTAGAAGTTTCAGTTACAATGTCAGGAATGGTTGTCCGTGCGTTGCATCATCTAGTTATCCGTTTCCGGGCTATCCGCGTATCATCGGGCCTCTAACAAAAGAATAATGCCCGAAACAATGTATTTTAGCAATATAAAAAAACACCGCCCCAATCGAAAGAGGGACGGTGTTTAGGAGGGGTCTCGTGTATTACTTATTTATAGAGCTTAGAAAAGCCTTCGTCAACTTGCTTGACAAAAGCTGCATCGCGTCGGGTGTTATCCCAGTAACGCGGGTCTTTCATCATAGACTCCAACTCAGCCTTGTCGAGAACTGTCGGGGCAGTAATATCGCCACTAACAGAAGTGTCAGACATTGCACCCATGAAATGCTCGAGGAGTTCAATACCCTCGGCAGTTTCACCAAGACGCATAATCTCACCACTCAGTTCAGTAGGGACATTCTTTTGCGACCACAGTGCCACAGCCTCAATACGAGCCTCGGCGTTGTCACCCAACTTGGCGGACTCAGCGTCAAGGTCGGGCTGGTCAGGCATCATACGAGCCAAACCTTCGTTAAACTCATCCTGAGAGAAACCGTTTTCCCAAGCAAAGTTTGCCCACCAATCTACATTAGGATCATCTGCCAGTTCGTCAGCACCCTCTGGAAGGGTGTAGTCACCAGATGATTCAGGGCGATTAGCAAAAGCCTCTTGCTCAATCTCACCCATAATAGACTCGCGTAACTCATCTTGCCCCTTACCTAACTTGCTCTCTAGGGAGGAATAAGAAGTTACCAAATCTTCTGGCGACTTAAATTTTTCAGGAAGCCACTCAGGGCGGCTGTCTGCTACCTCAGTTGTTACGGCTTCAGGTGCTTCGGCTTGCGCTTCCACATTATCTGTTGCTTCACTCATTTACTTTCTACCTTTTCTGCATGGTTAATGCGCCGTTCAATTAGCGCGACTATAAAGCGTTGACCCTCCAAGTGACGGAGTTCGCCATCGCTAATGCCTCCGCCAGCTACCGCATCTAATGTAATAGAGCGAAGATAACGAAGAACCTCTTTGCCTGCCGGAGTTCCCAGCAAGGCTTTAATATCCATAGAAATCTTTTCGTCCTCTTTTTGTGGTCGAGGAAAACCATCTACTCCAATATGTGACATCTATACCACACCACCGCCTTGTTGCTGCGCTTGCATTTGCGCTATCATTTGTTGCATCTGTTGAATCTGTTCACGCTCGGCTTCGTCTCTGATTAGGTTATCAGGAACGCCAAACTTCTTAGCCAAGTAAACCGCTGTCTCTTCTGAGTCGATAAGCAAGTTGACCATCTCCGGCCCGAAGTTTGCACCAACTACCTCAAGGAATCTCGCAACAGTTGTGATGTCCTGATTAGACTGGGCTTGCGCCAAGGGAGATACACTCCGAATTTTTACTTCACGACCATTAACTGTTGGGAGATCAATGCGACCCTGCTTACGCAGAATGTAAACTACACGTTGCAGAATGGGCTGAACCATCTCTGCTTGCAAGCGACCAAAGGCAGAACCAATACGGCGGCTCAAGTCAGCCATGCGTTCTGCAATCTCGGTAGCCGTGGCGGGTGTCCGGTTCGGATCACCGAGCATATCATTATACAATGCGCGCTTAATGTTCATCCGCATGTCGTTAAGAACAAGATTGGCAACATCAAAGCTTCCGGCTGCCGCAACAGGTTGTAACCCATTTGAGCCGGGTGCTTTAGGAATGACAGTCCCCGGCACAAGATTGATCGTATCGACATTGATAATCCCATCATCGTCCATCTGGTAAATGCCAGAGATAGCCATCTGTGCATTTTCCAATACAAGCTGGATTGTAAGGTTGGTTGTCTTAATTGCAGACAGAGCGTTTACCAATGGGCCACGACCATATACTTCGCCAGCAGCTTTAGACCAGCGGAAGCAAACAAACGGGTTGCTGCCCACGCCTTCAAAGGTGTCTTCAAAGATTAACTCGCCATGAGTTTTATCAATGGCGTAGTAGCCGTAACGCTCTTGGTTGGGTTTGTCATACAGGCGACATACAACCTCAAGAACCTTGCACTTCTCGTCACCCTTGCGGTTAATCATATCCTGCATCTTGGGGGAGAGTTTTGCTTTGGGGTAAACAATCTTTATGTCGTTATGGCGAATCTCACGCTCACGATATACATGATCAATGCGGTCATCCGGCCCGTTCTCAAGAACGACCTTTGGAAGGGGGATAGCACTGAAACGGATTGGGTTTACTGCATCTCCCTCTTCAACCAGCAAGCAACCAGTTCCGACAGCCAAGTCCATGAATGACTCATGCACCTCTTGGGCAAAGTTACTGTTTGCAAGAATCTCAAAGATATACTCTGTGACTTCATCAAGGCTGTTGTTGATTTCATCTGCTTCTTCTGCGGGAACTTCCGAGCCAGCAACCAAGTCAGACCAACGAGCGAAGTTAGGAACAAGCCCAGACTGCAAACGAGAGGCAAACTCTTGAACGCCAACTACCGCAGTCTCGTCAAAGATTCGGTCATCACGGCGTTGACCCGGCGCATTGAAGTAAAAGCCTTCACGCTGGGGGAGAGCATAGTCGTAACACTCTTGGAAGAGATCTTCAAAGGGAGTGCGTTGAGTTCGCGCAGTCTCATACTTCTTGATGTAATGTTTAGCTGTTTTGTCCATTATCCAAAATACCTTTGAAAAAATCCAGCACCACCAGCAGGGCTAGATATAAGAGAAGCTTTACCGCGCTTGCGTGTCATTGCAGCAATGCCCTCTTCTACAGTAGTCTTACGTTTACGCCGTATTGCTTGAAGTTCGCCTTGCTTTTTAACATCGCTTAACAAACCCTTTTTTGCTTCTTCGACTTCGAGTTTGGCTTTTTGTGCAAGGTCACGATATTTTTCAACGCTACCGCCGCCACCAAGTTTTCTCAAAGCACCACCGATGCCACGTTTCTTTTTTCTTAATGTAGATTGATAACGCATTTGCGCATCAAAAGCTTTTTTACGAGCAGTTTCGTAATGCTCAATAGTGCGTGGATCAACCCCAGCAGCGCGCGCCTCCCTAAGAAACGTCCGCCTTTTTCTCATTGCCTTTAATGCGTTGTCAAATGCCATTATGTAAAATACCTCTGAAAGAAACCAGCACCACCAGCTTCGCCGGACAATAAGGATGCCTTGCCTCGTTTACGCTGCATACCAACAGTAGCTTGCTCTACCGCCTTCTCTCTGCGGCGACGAATTTCTTGAAACTCAGGTTGCTTTTGGACATCAGACTTAAGTTGTCCGCGCAAATCAGATGCAAGAGAACCAACAGTCTCGCCAAGCCCTTTCAGTTTTGAAGAATAATAAGAGCCAACCGCGCCGGGACTGCGCGATTTTTTTCGTATTTCTTTTGCTTCGGAATATGCTTTCTCAGACTCTTTCCTAAAGTGAGAAATAGTTCGAGGGTCAACGCCAGCCGAAGCTGCTTCCTTAAATAAAGATTCAGGAACAGAGTAAGATGCAACAAAAGCAGCTTGTCTTTGTTTAGCTGCTAAAGCTTGACGCTCTCTCTGTCGTTTTTGTGCTGGCTGAGATAATCCCATTATCCAAAATACCTTTGAAAAAAGCCAGCACCGCCAGCTTGACTTGAAAGAAGTGACGCTTTGCCACGTTTGCGTGTCATGCCAATAGTAGCTTGCTCTACAGCTTTTTCTCTAGCACGACGAATACCCACCAAGTTTGCTTGCCGTGCAGCATCAGAAGCCAAGACATCTTTTGACTCTTGGGTTTGTTTAGCAACAGCAGCTTCGCGTTTTGCCTTCGATGTGGTTCTTGTTCGTTTTATTTTTGGTTTGGTGTAAGCCGAAACCAGATTGGCTGTCATAGCCTCGATTGTTCTAGGGTCAGACCCCGCAGCCATAGCCTCGGCTATTTGCGGTTGACCAATTTTTGCCAACTCTGCTTGATAACCTTTTGTAAAACGCTCCGCAGTTTCTTGCCTTGTTAACGCACGGCTACCCCTATACTGCCCCGGCACAGAAACCCTGTATGTAGGAGCAGCAACTCGACTAAAAATTGCCTCGGAAACTCGCGGGTCAATGCCCTCTGCCAAACTAAGTTCGGAAATAAGGCTCTTTTTTGCTTTAGCCTGAGACTCTCTGACTCTTTTCTGGCTTGCAGCTGAACTGGGTGGCGGCATTATTTCATCCTATTCCAAAAACTTTGTTTCCCCTGTTTGGGTTTCCGTGTAAATATATCAAAGTCCCGCTTCATAGTAAACGGTTTAGCGGTCTTGTTATTTCCGAGGACTTCACGGCCTTCACCACCACCAAGCATTAAGTATTGTAAAGCATCATGTATATGAGAGAACCTATTCTTATCGGGCTTGTCATCGTAACGCTCGCCGGACACCTGCATACGCCGATACCCATAGCCACCATCAAAACCTTTGATCAACTCCTTGCATCGCGGGTCTATTAAGATACCCGACTTGCCCTCAACCAAACGGTTAAGTGTGCCAGCCACAGCCTCAATACGCAAGGAAACATCGTTGGATTGTGCTGGACGCGCAGTAAGACCAGCACCCCGAAGCACTTGAAACGGAGTGCTTTCATCCGTTTGCGCGCGGAAGTCACCAGCAGGGTCACCAATAATATTTACCTCACACCCACTATAGCGTGTGGCAATCTCCTGCCTAAGTAACTCTGCAAACCGCACGATGCCCATGTCAAAAGCAACAATTTCTTGAAGTATCAACCAGCGACCACGAACCCGCTGACCAAACACAGCAGCAGGAGTAAGCCCAAAGTCAAGACCAATAAAGACCGGAACTCCAGCAGCGACAGGTATTTCTTCTTTAGCGATGTGTAAGTCTGGTGCAAACATTTGATATACTGGCTTCCCATCATTTATCTGTCCTAGCTTATTCATAACATAGACATCAATCCAGCTTTTAGTCTTACCCCTGATAAGGTTGGGGTAGTAGCTCTTCATCATGTTCTTTTGATTCTCTGCTTGCTTGTTAGGCACATAGTCTTGGATAGAGCCTTCTTTATCTTTCTCTTCTACCATTCCTGCAGGTTGTGTGTAGAAACTCCAGTTGTCAGGCTTCACCATCATACGCGCTTCATCAGCAGAAATATGGTCAGGGACAGGAACTTCGCCAGACATAATAGGCCACCAATGGTCTTCTTCTGGGGCATTGGTATCAGCAATCACGCCAGTCCATGTGGGGCCTCCATCTCGCATAGAGGGGAAACGACCAACACGCATGGTGCAAGCGTCAATGATTGACTTAGGCAATTCCCTCGCCTCGTTAATCCAAATGCCAGTCAACTCCAATGACAGAAGTTTCTTTACATCCTCTGGTCTATCGAGAGCAAGAAAGATAACCTCAAGGTCTAGGTCGCCTTGCTTAATGTGATGCGTATAGGGGACTGACCATTGAAACCTTCCCCACTGGTCTTCGGGAAACCAGTCAAGCCAAGTCTTAATAGTTGTAGTTCTTAGCTGTGGGTTGGTGTTACGAATGATTGCCCAGCGAGAACGGCGTATGCCATCATCATTCTTTTGCTGTGCTAATGCCCTGCGAAATACTTCAACGCAGCAGCCCACAGACTTACCAGAACCAACAGGGCCGCGAATACCACGAAAGAAAGTATCATCTTTCATAAACTCCTTTAGGACATCGCCATCCGGCTTATACTTAAAGTTCGTCAATTTTATGATCCACGCCGACTTTGATTAGACGCTCAACCACATCAGGGGCGATAATCGAGATAAGCTTGTCAGCTTCATAGTCAGTGCAGAACTCTTGGGGGTGATGCTTGAGGTGAACCTTCTTAACTATGTTGCGTAAGACTCGACGCTCTTGCTCACTAATTGCGTGTAGAAAACTCATCTGTTACCTTCCTTACCTCCTGCATAGCTTCCGAAAAGTGCATCTTGCGCGAACTATTGTTCTGCATCTTGATTGCTTTTCTCCGAAGCTTGCGAGTCTCTTGCTTAGACACGACGATGTTTCCGCGTCTTTTCAGCAATACCTTTCGGTTGTTTTGAGAACTGCTTGCCAGCACGACGAGCCGCACGTTTCTTTGCGGTGGTGCGAGCATACTCTTCATCGCTCAAGCTTTTGATTGCCTTCTCTGGCAAGTAGCGTTCACCAGTAGCCTTCGGCCCTTGGGTGCTAGGCTTGCCTGATTTAGTCCGCCACTTCTGTTTTGTCCAAGCGCGAAGAGATTTTTGCGGGGCTTTCATTAGCTAGTATAGCCTCCACCACGAGCCTTGTATTGACGCGCGAGCATCTGAGCCTTGCGTGCAGACCATTGCCCCGGCGAGCCACCTTTGCCACCGCGTTTAATCTTCTCGAAAAGATTCTTACGCATCCCCGGCTTGGTGTAGTTTCCGGCTTCATTAACCGCCATTCTCTTCTTCCTTCAACTTACGCAAGGAGGTGGGAGTGTTTTTTGTTTTTACTTTTTGAACGCGCTTCTCCGGCACATGGGCTACTGCCTTCACGCCGCGATCAGTAAGTTCCTCTTCCGTGAAGAGACGAACACTATCAGTGGTGAACGACTTGCCTGAGTGAGGGCGACCATCAGGAAGAACGAAATAATCTTTGCTGATGTATTCCGAACCATCAATCTTATAAAGCTTGCTCATTTACCATATCCTTTCAACATAGACTTCTTATCCTTTTTCTCCTTCTTCGCAGCTTCTTTAGCCTTGCGAATACCAGCAGGAGTATAGGGGAACTTCTTTTTACCAACTTGAGGCATATCAATCACCATTTAACCTTATTAGCCCAGTATGCCGCAGACATCTTGCCTTTGGCAATATTTTTTCTGTGACGCGCTTTGAAGCTTGCGCGTTTCTTCTTCATACGTTCTGACTCACCAGCCTTCGGCTTGCCAGCAGTAGAAGCACCCTGCTCACCAAAGCGAATAGTTTTAACTTTATCCCCCTCTTTGGCAACAACCACATGTGATTTCTTGGGGTGATTAGGGGTGCGTTTTGGTTTGTTGAAACCTTTAACACCCGCACGAACTAACCGAGGATCACGCGACATCTAACTCTTCCTTATAGCGCGTGTGATACACATCACCACGCCACTCAAACTCTTCATTGCCAGCACTGCGATTGCGCGCAAAGGCTTGTGAGAATGTTAAATCCTCTGGCTCTGCTGGCTTTATAGTTTCAAACGCTTTACTTACCGCGTCTTTGGCTTGAGCCAAACGATCTGTGCTTAACGCAGCAACTGCAAGGCGAGGACGCTCAACATCAAAGTCAACATCAACATCAAGTATATCACCAAAGTCCACATCAATGCGGGGGACATTAAAGTCAACATCAAACCCATTGGCAATCTTGTTGGAGATGTTATAGCCAGTATTTACAACTCTAGCCTGTAGATCAGAAACAAACTCAGGAAGGTCTGGCATCTCTGGGAAGTCAACTTCTGCTAGGTCAACCATCTCAGGAACTTCGGGCAGAGCAGCAACAAAGCGATCAATACCCTCACGCATAATAGCGTTAAACTCATAAGGAGTTTGCTTATCCAATAAACTCCCTCCAGCAAGCAAAGTATCAGAAACAGTATCGTAAGCAGCACGGGCAAACTTAGCGATATAATCAGTGTCTAATTTGCTGCCGCCTTTGGGAGGGATAGTCCCTGATAAAGAAAACTTATAGGTCTGCTTTATATCTTGAGCATCATACACAGCTTGGGAGTAATCATCTTTAGCCTTGCGACTCTTGGCAGACTTAGAGCGATCAAAGTCATACGGATCATTAGGAATAATAAACCCACCATCCGGCGAGTCCTGAAAGCGAAAGCCTCCAACAGAAGTAAACATTTCAAGAACAGGGTCAGTAGCAGACTCGGTATAGAGTTCCCAGAAGTCTCTCTCTGCCCTTTTGCCCTTATAAAAATTTTCGGGACGATCACCGGAAGCCATAGTGGGATAGTCTTTATACTCAACGTAATCACGCCCGGCCTTACGCGCATTAGCAACAGCCTCACGCAAGACATCCTTTGCGCCATCATCTAGCAAAGAAAGGTTCATATCTACTTGGCTGGCATACTCAGCACCAAGCATCTCAGTGATCTTATTCCCCAGTATGAATCGAGCATAAGCAACACCGTTAGCTGGGAGTATCTTGAAAGCCATGACGAACCTTTTGACCTAAAAAAAATTTACGCCCTAACTATACGGTTTTTAACCACGCTTGAGAAGGGGAATGTTGTAGAGCCTTGAGGAAGAAAAATGTTTGTTGGAGACCTGATATAGATAGGACGTGTCCGATTTTTGCCCCACCCCCCATCTACACTGAGTCACCACGCTAGATTTACGCCCGTGTTTGCCTAGTCTCTTTCAAGGGGTGTATTAGCCCAAGTCAATCTCGACCTTGATGTCACCTGCATGCAAGTGCATATGCTTCTCAGGGGCTTTGAGTCCCGCCCTATCCATGATGTCCTTGCTCGCTTCAAGCTGGACGTATTCAGACTTTGCGTTGACTGCTAGACGGGCGACCTGATGGGCGGCTAGGGTTGCTTTAACGCCCAATTCCTGCCTCATCCTTTCATGCATGTATGTCTGCACATGTGGAAGGGCTAAGGTCTTGGAAGCGCTGACTCTTCCCGTCTCACCCTCTGCATATCCTGCGACCGCTGCCGCGTCTTTTATCGTTCCGCCATTCGTTACGAGGTGTTCGACTAACGCCGTTTGTTTCTCTGTCAATCCTGTTTCAGGATTCTTTACCGCATTACCCATTTCTTTTATTTCCCTTTCTTCACCTCTGCTAGATTGTCGCTTGCACATAATCCTATAAGCGGCACGAAGCGCGCCGCATAAGCGGAGTTTAAGAGGGTTCGTCAAGAGAAATCAAGAGAGAAAGAGAGGAGGAAGGCAAGAAAGCAATAATCTTTCAAGGAGACGAAACAATGTTGCGCAAACGGGGTAAACAAAACAATATCATTACACACTTTATTATTGACGCTGATAAGGTTATCCCCTATATTATACACATGGTTGAGACTGTAGGAGGTAACGCAATCATGCAAATCGAATTTAACTTTGAGACAGCGCAGCGCAATCGACTATGCGGCGCCGCGACCAATCGCCTGCCATGCTGTGGCCTTTACGCATTAAGCAGCCAGTTCGATGTCGACATCCAGTCGGTGTATGATTCGATGGCTCAAATGTTCGACAAAAAGAAAAACTGGAAAGGTCGCACCCATAATTCTCAGCGCCGCGCATGGATAAGCGAAAACGGTCACGAATGGGAAAGGGTAAAGGGTCAGAGAAATAAACAGGTTCTCACCGCAATCAAGAGCCTTGACCCTAATGAAACCTATGACATCGAAACAGGCCAGCACTGCCTTACTTATCGCAATGGCCTTCTCATCGACCAATACGAAACCAAATCACCAGAGGCACACGGCAGCCGCAAGTTGCGTGTTCGCCTCATTCATCGAGTTATTAAATAGGAGTAGATAATGACACAATCAGTCATCAAATCAATCAGCCGCTTGCAGAATAGCAAGGTTGGAAACCCACGCTTTCACATTGAGATGGAAGACGGAACAAAAGCCGCCACGCTTTCTAATGCTGGCTGGGCTTATTCAATCGTGCCGCACGCATGGGAGGGGAAGCGGTGCAAGTATGAAGTCAAGGAATATAAATCAGGCTATCGCGTATTTGATAGCGTAGAAATTTAAAGGAGTAGAATCAATGAAACTATCACGCCAACATTTTGAATTCATCGCAGATGACATTGCACCCCTGCTAGAGAAACCAACCAGCATTGAGGTCATAGCTGACAAGCTGGAAGACACCAACCCAAACTTTAACCGCGAGACATTCACGCAACGCGCCTTGAAGAATTGGGAAGCGGTAAACATTCCCGCCGAACATATCGCAACGCTTGATGGATTGATTGAGCAAATCAAAGACACGCCACGGCAAGGCTTGGCTGCGTCAATCATGCAAAAGAAAGCCGAGGCCGCACAATGAAACTAGGTCGCGACATGATACGGGACGAACTGCACCGCCAAAGCCTCAACCGATGGCAATGGCGCAAAAGAAAATGGCAACGTTTAATAAATACTATTCTTTTTTGGAGGTCATGAAATGAATTGGAGACGCACAATCGGGGTGTATATCGAAGCCCTAGAGACAGGCAACAAGCAGCAAGCAGACGCTGCGGCCTGTGAATTGATGGTCATTGCAGACCATTTGAACAAGCTGGAAGTCAAATATCCTGACATGATAGACGAGACACCCAGCAAAGTAGTTTACCCAAACGAGTGGAGATAGAACAATGAACGCGGAAGACATGCACGAATTCATGCAAGAGGACGGTCATTATCAACACCTGCCAAGCTTTACAACATTGGCTAAAATATTTAATGCCTTGCAAGAGGTAACTGGCAACAAACTCAACGGCAACGAAGGATTTTATGCCGAGCATCCGCCGGTCAGCCCATCAGTCTTGATGCACACACTAGAGAACGAGGAAGGCCATGACATTTGGCGCATCGTCCAGCCCCATGAATATGAGGCAGCAGCCAAATACGCAAATGTAAGCGCGGCATATGCAGAGGAATGGGCGATTGAGTTTTGCGATGGCGACGAAGGAAGAAGCTGGGCGGACTTGGAGGACTGACATGAAAAAAAGAAAGATAGACAAGCAGGGACAGCCAGCAAAATGCGACATCTGTGGCGAAGTAAGCCACCAATTTGTTTGCCTGTTGGTTAGTCCCGACCCTGTAGAACATGAGACATGGTGCGACCCCTGTTACACCAAAGCACAAACGGAGAAACAAAATGATTCACTATAGTATTGCAGAGTGGTGCAGCTATTGGCTGGTGATTGAGATTGATGAGACTCAAGAAGAAGTAACGGCAGAAATTGTAATGGGCGGAGACGCTGACACAACTTATGAAGACTGCGAAGAATGGATTCACCAACAATATGAGGCCGGATAATGACCAGCAAGAGTAAAGCAAAAGGAACGTATCACGAGAATTGGTTCGTGAAACTGTTCAAGGAGTGGGGCTTGCCAGTCAAACGCCAGCCCCTATCTGGCGCGCTTGGAGGAGAATATTCGGGCGACCTAGTCATCAACTTAAATGGCCGGGACTACATTGCCGAGGTGAAATACCGCAAAGAGAAAGGTTTCCCCTCGCCATTCTCGGTCTTGAAAAATCGAGATGTTGCCCTGTTCAAACTGGGAAAGGGGGAAGAAGGCTCACCCAAATGGGTGCTGATTGTGCCTGATAGAATTGTAGAAGAACTAATGGAGAAAGAAAATGAACATGACAATAACGATTGAAGCAGACAAACAAGAGACCTACTCGGTCAAGAGTTTAGTCCGAGCAATATGCGAAAACTTTGGTGTCGAGCAAGACCTATTGCTAGGCAAGCGGCGGGTTGGTTTTGTAATGGCTGGTCGCCATGCCCTGTATTATCTGGGCTATCGCAACACAGCACACACAACCACAACACTGGGCGATTATTTGGATCGTGACCATACAACTATCCTGCACGGGCTAAAGAAATGCGAATCTCTTATGGAGCAAAATAGTAACTATGCTTTCAAGGTAGAGCAAACTCACTTGCTTGCATTGCAGTATGAAATCAAACGGCGAGATGGCTTGGACAAACTAAAAGCCGAGGTTCAAGAGATGGTTGAACGCTTTCAAATGGAGAAACTCAATGGACTTTGAGCAAAGAGAAGCACTGATTCACGAACACTTTGTTCGCAAGATGGCGACGATGTATCTGCCGCCAAACAATGTGAAGCAGAGTGACGCATCAAAAAAGATGTATGGAGAAGAGATACGCAAGGCGGTCAACCAACGATTGAGCAGCGACATACCCAATGCCGATGTCTTCAATGACTTGCTCGGCAAGGTATGGGATAGATGCGTGGCAGCGCATGACTTCCGCATCTGGTTTACGCCTCACTTGGTTGCCAAACATGCAGCCAAAGTAAATGCCGAGTGGCAGCAGCGTAATACAAAAGCAAACAAATTGTTTGAGATAGCTGGGCAAGCACCCGAAGAACAACCACGCCCGAACAAACTTGACCCTGCCGGACAAGGCTGGACAATCGAGAAGTGTGATGCAGCTATCGAGCAAACCAAGAAAGAACTGGGCAACAGCCACATGGCAAAAGTGCTGTGCCGCATACCAGAAAAAGCAAAAGAACGGCTATTAAATGCTGGACAAACTGATACGAACTGACTTAATTTGTATTGAAAGGAAGGTAAATGAGTAGAGATAACGAAATCAGAAAAGCATCTATCGGCGGCAGTTGTGCCTTGCGAATCATGGACGGTGATTGGCACGACCTTTGGCTAGAGAAGATGGGCTTGAAGAGTGGTGTTGACCTGTCCGATGTCTTGCCTGTTCAGCTTGGCGTTTGGACTGAGGAGTTTAACATCAAGTGGTTCTCAAAGCACATGCAAGTCGAGTGCTTCAAAGACCCCAACGCAGCCACGCATGAACAACGCTATCACTACAAGTGGGACGGTATCCCCTGCCGAGCAACGCTTGACGGGGAGTTTATGATGCGCGGTGAAAGATACGGCTTGGAGTGCAAGCACACAAATGACAGAGCCACCATCAATACCCAGCTTGAAAGATACATGCCACAGCTACAGCTTTACCTAGAAATCTCTGGGGTGAAGGCAATGTATTTCGCAAACATCTTTGGCAATGGTCGCTATGAATATGTGAAGGTTGCAAAGAATGAGGAATACATTCAGACAATGCTCGAACATCTCAAAGAGTTTTGGGGTTATGTCGAGCGTAAAGAGGAGCCGCCGCTATCAATGCCGCACTTCTCTGCTGGCATAGACAGGATTGCAATCAACGATATGGTGGCGCGTGACGCAAGCAGCGACAACTATTTCAGAGTGAGAGCAGCCGAATACATCAGCACAAAGGAAGCCGCGAAAGAACACGCAGCAGCCGGGAAAGAATTAAAAGCAATGGTCGGGCTAGATGAACGCGAGGTCTATACCGATGAACTTAGCATCAAACGAGACAAACGTGGATCGTTACGCATCAACATCAAGAAAGGAAACTAATATGATTAAACGTTATCGCATTTGCTTTGGCAAAAGCCATGAAGAACTTGCCGAAGATGTTAATGAATACATTCAATATAACTGGCAACCATTTGGCAGCTTAATTGATGATGACAATGGCTGCACTCAAGCTATGGTTTTATATGAAAATGGGGACAAGGCGGAGTAGAAAACGCCCTGCCCCCGCTGTCGAAAGGAGGTAACAGCATGACCGATTATACAGCATCACCATTGATAAGTGAAGAGGCCGAGCCTCTTATCCACCTAATAGGAAATGAATACCAGCTTGGCTGGCGTTCAGTGTGGCTTCACACTCCAGATGAAGCAGTGCGGATTGAATACCGCAACAGCAGACTTGTTCTAACAGTAGTGCGAAAGGAGAAACAGCATGACAGTGAACAACCTAGCCCCCAACGCAGCGAGGGCAGCAAACAAACCGACGAACAATATGGAACTATGGGAGAAGGTGTCCCCATCGGACTCAGCTTACCTGAAGCCGGTTAGCTTTGGGTCACGTTCTTTTACCAGCATTGACCCAATGTATCAGGTTCGAGAGGCCACACGCGCTTTCGGGCCGGTGGGTCAAGGTTGGGGGTGGCATTCCCAAACAGAGACAATCACTATGGCGAATGGTGATGTGGCGTTTCTTGCACACATTACAGTTTGGCATGGCAACGCACACAACAGCTTCGGGCCGTTCACTGGTTGCAGGACTTTCTATAAGAAAGACCGCATTGCAGAAGACGCACCCAAGATGGCTGTCACAGATGGGCTGACCAAGGCATTGTCGCACCTTGGATTCAACGCCGATGTGTTCCTCGGTGAACACGACAACAAGTATGCGGCAGATAGTAAAGGCGTAAAAGGAGAATGGTAATGAGCCAGACTTACGACAAAACTGATAGCGGAGCAGTATTCCCCCCGCGTGATAACCACAAGATGATTCTGACAGGCAAAGCCAACAATGATGGTCGTGACTCTCAGATGGTAGTAACCATGTCAACGCTGCCTGATGGTCGCAAGATTATGGATGTCTATGAAAAGGTCGGAACTCTTTTCGAAAACGAGAAGAAAGGTGAAAATCCAAACTCGCCGGATTACACCGGGCCGATGGGTAGCCGCCGAATCGCCGCATGGCGTAAGACCAAAGATGACATGGCATATATGTCTCTTTCATTCAGCGACAAACAACAAGGTGGTAACAATGCAGAAGCACGTAGCAAGCCAGTGGACGACAGCATCCCCTTCTAAGCTACTGACCATCGAAGAGGTGGGGGCGGCACTGTCCGTCCCCCCTCAAGATGTGAAGAAGTTATGCCGCAAGCACAGTGTGGCAGTGGTCAAGATAGGCCACAAGATTAGAATGACCCTCAAGGACTACGAAGAATTAGTCGGGAAGATGACAACATATTATGGATGAACTAACAGCATGGCAGCAAAGAGCAATCCAAGCAGAGGGCAAGCTGCGCGAGATTGCATCTATGCCAAACGATTCAGTTGGTTGGAAACAAATGAGGGCAGCGACAGCAATGAAAGCCCTTGAAGAAATGGATGTGCCGGAAAACATTCTTATCTATATCCGACAATCAAACGACCCGCAGTATCCGGCGCAGCTATGTGTCCGAGATGATACAGTTGATCCCTCCTACAATGTATGGGGCATGACCCCTCGCGCCTTGTATAACATGGTGCGTATTGGGGTGGGGCTGATGTCACAAGAAAAGTTTTTCAATAATGCACACCACTCTGAATGAAGCAGAGAAAAGACTCTGCCTCTTTGTAGCGCGTTCCCGTAACGCTGCTGCTCGTGAGGTCGCTCCAGAAGATGCACTAAGGGTATCTCCCAAAGACCCTATCTTCGTTGATTACGAAGGTGCGATGGGTGAACTGGCTTTCTCCAAAATGCTAGGCGTTTACCCAACAGAAATCTTCGAGATCTATCACCGCTCCTCCCTCAATGGTGAAGATCCGGGCGACCTCACATTTAATAACTTAGTCATCGATGTAAAAACAACCGTTCACAAAAACGGCAGATTAGTTTCAATGAGAAAAAATCCTGCTATCAATATGTTTGTGTTGATGACTGGACAAGATGGGGAGTATGACCTTGCTGGTGGTATGTGGTCGGCAGAACTCTACCTCCCCTCGCGCTATGGTATGCCACCAAACTTTAGAAAAGAGTGCTACAGCGCAACGCAAGATGAGTTGCTAGACCCCAAACAAGTAATGGAATCAATCACCTTCTAGTGTAAGTATGATTGCGGCTCTTCGCCGGACATGATAGCGAACAACTCTTCTGATAGTTCTTCCGCTTCTTCCATATCAGCAAGCCCAGAAAACTCCAGCACTAACACGGGGAAACCATCATCCCCTTCCACGATAGTCATCTTGAAATCATATTGGCTCATTTAACTAGACCTTGCTGGTAACTGCGACCATTGAAAGTTAGGGCTTGTTTGCGGTTCTGTCCATCCCTCTTGTAGGACACATGCACCCAGCCGCTGTTGGGTTTGCCGGACTCGTAGTGTTCCAGTATCAACTGGTCATACTCTAGGTTGGCTTGAATCCAAGAAGCGACCTTGTGGTTATCGACCCCAATGATTTCAAAGTCAACAGCCTCCCCCTTACAGTGCTGACTGGTGGGCTTGCTGCCAATCTCCTCGCACAGAAACTCACTGCGGTAGCCGCTTGATACAATCACAGGGGCATTGAACTGGCTGCGCGTAGGTTCAAGGACTGCTTCACACAACGCCCGAAGGGAGGAGATGTGTTCCTCTGTTGGCGTGTTGTCGATTCCTAGTCGGGTCGCGGTCTGGCTCTTGGTCATCTCCTGCAAGGTGAAGTTGGGGGATAGGGTATTAACCCCCACCTTATTACCCCCTACAGGAGTCGCTACTTTTTTCCGCGCATACTCATCAGTTTGTCTGCACCCTTGATTCCAAAAGAACTGCTCACTGCCAAAAACAGGAGATACTGATACCACTGCGGGAGCGTATCCAACACCGCGAACCCCTCCCGCACTTGCTGGGTAAGCGATGGAATAAAAACTAGGATTGCAGGGAGCATCAAGACAACAAGAGCAAACTCATCTTTCCATGAGCCTTTGGTTGCGTCAGCCATGTTGGCTTCCCAATCAATCTTGCCTGTTGCAATCTTCTTTTGAACGGCAGCGTCAGCCTTTGCCTTCTCGACCTTGACCTCTGCTTTGGCTTTGGTTTCTTGAACCTTGCCATCTACCCAGTTTCCGGCGATGCCAGCAACCGCACTAAAGATATTCATCATTTCCTCTTCCTTACTTTATCCAATGCTTTGCGTATCTGCGTAGCTTCGGGTTCGTCAAACTCTGTGGCACGGACTGTTGTCCGCTTTTTCTCCACAGATGTAATACACCTTATCACGCACCTTCTTAGTGGCAAGGCCACGAAACAAACTAAGTCTGCGTCCTCACTATTGATAACGCGCTTTGATTTACTTCCCTTGCTGGTCATAAATTTATAGCGCAATCCACCAGACTGACTAACGCTGGCGGCTTTTACTTCGACCCGATAACTTTCATTGTTATCATCAAAGATTATTAAATCAAAACCCTCGTGATTTACTCGACAGCATTTCAAACCAGTCTCTTCAAAGACAGCTTCGGCTATTAACTCCCCCACGCGACCCAGTTGATGTGCATTACGCACAGTCTGATAGCCCACTTACTTGTCCTTTTCTTCTAGCCTGTCTAGCTTATCAAGCCTACGCTGCGTTGACTGGTTAAAGAAAGTAAAAAGTTGAGTGATTTTGGATTCGCTATCTTTCAAGCGTTCATCCATTCTATCTGTTTTGTTTTCGAGAGAAGATATAGCCCGGCTAAACCACCAGAGCATAGCCATCGCTGCGGTGAGGATAGGCCAGTAAGCAAGAAGTGTCTCGCCAAAGTTCACGGCTAGTCACCTTTGAAAAACTTTTGAACCGTGTCAGTTTCCCAAATACGAATGATCCACCAGACCAGTGCAAACAGGGCGGCGATTTCCGGCAGTGCATCAAAGAACGCGCCGAGCGTTACGCCGCCGCTTGCAAGGTCAACAGTAGATTTCATTTCGTCTGTCATTTCTCTTTACGCAAGTTAAGGGCTAACTTCTGAATGAAGTCATCAATCTTTGCGAGGATTTCATTGTCTCGCAGAGAGGGGGTTACATTAGCAATCACCGAGGCGGCTGCTACGATGGCAGTGATATATGTAATTACAATTTCCATTATTCTGCTTCCTGTATGGTTAGAGTTCCAGCTTCTACTTGACGCATGATTTCGTCATAGTGGCGGTTGCCAGCCGTGGGAGGCACAGACATTTCTACGCCATCAATAATTATTTGTATTCTGACATTATTAGAAAATTCAGAAGAAACATATTGAGCGTTTGTAATATTCATTTCGTTCATCTTTACAACTCCGCATCTGCTGTATATTTATCAAAAACAGCAAAGGCCCTACCAGTGTTATTGGCTCTAGCTACAATTCTAATATTCTCTGCATTATCACTTGTATGTATCGCAGGATTACTTTGCAAATTAGAGGTTGAGCCATATGTGATAGTTGCAGATGGGGCAGTCCTCATTGTAACTGTTCTGCTAGAGGCATAATGCAAATAATTGCTAATACCAAAATATCCATCAAACGGTCCGTAAATATTACCAAAATCAACCACTTGATAATACCTTTGACACAACGCCAACTCTTCACCATAGCTGCGATGCTCAAACTCGGTGGCTACTGAGCCTACTTCGAGTTGAACGCCTGTAATATACCAGTTGTTATTTGTGCTGCCCAACAAGTCTAAGTTGTCCGAAGCGCAACTCGCATTGCCATTATCTCCCCAAGCATCAGCGGTAGCACCATCTCGGTTTGTGCCAGCACCTTGCCAAAAAAGAATAGACATGCCGTGGTTAGTCCCTGTTGGCTTAGTCTCACCTGTGCTGCTATCCAACGTAATAGTTTCTGTTTTCTTTTCCCAAGTGTCGGCAACAGAAATGGAATAGGTGAAGGGGTAAATGCGTGTAGCTATGTTATTTTCTACACTGTTGTTATCACTCAACTTAAGTGCAGCTGAGAAAGAACCAGTGCGATTAGACTTGACCCAAAAACTAACTGTAACACTGTCAGGATTAGCTTCGTAAAACTTAAGCCAATTCATATTCTGCGCTTCAATTTGCTGCTGAAAATACATTTGGTTGTTTGCGTCTTGAGATGTGTCTTGAGTCGTGCAAGCAATCTTGTTGCTGTAAGTAAAACCATTAGGTGCATCTGTTGATTGCTCAACGCTATAAACACCAGTTCCCATTGTGTATGCTAGCATTTCCCAACGGTCTAGATGAAAGGCCGCGCTACTCTGCGATGTAAAGCTAGTCCCACGCTGCGCCACGTTCATAGCACCATTGATAATCAGGTTGCGCCGCCCGGAGGGGGTGCTGGGAATTTGCGCTAGTTCTCTTGCGTTACTCATTATTCAGCCTCCAGTGCGGCAACTTTAGTTTCCAGTGTTTCAATCTTGGTGATTGCCTCTTGCAGGGCTGCGGTCAGCAACGGCACAAGTTTGGCTTGGTCGATGCCCTGATATTCTGGATTACCATCCTCATCAACTGCATCTTTTTCGCCGTGAACTGCCTCTGGCACAACCGTTTGCGCTTCGTGTGCAATAAAGCCATCGACAGTAGTGTCAGCATCAGCAATAAAGTTAAAGCGTGATGGGTTGAGTTGCTTAACACGCTCAATGCCATCTGTAATTCCAGTGACGTTTTCCTTGAGGCGGTAATCAGAAGTGGTGTTGTAGGCCACGCTTGTGCCAGTGGATGTAATACTACCCTTCTGATTGCCTCCGCCCGTCCCCCCAACACGAAAGTCACACAGATAACGAGTCCCGCTTGTAGCGGTGTGTGCAACAGTTAAGGCACCATAAGTAGCGTTGCTGTTTTCTACCATCATACCAAATTGAGAGCCGCTAGTTTTTGCGTGAAGTTTTGCTAATCCGCTTGTCAGCCCCACCAGCACATTCCCGCTGCTGTCGATGCTGACCTTCTCCGAATTATTATAACGAATTTGAAAACTGTCGCTTGCGCTGGCGTCTTGCTGTAAATTCCAGTAGTTGCCGCTGTCACCCAAAAGTTTAAGTGTCGGGTCGGCAGTTGCACCCGTACATTCAACAGTTACACCGCCAAACGAAGGGGTAACGACATGAAGAGTATCCGCAGGCGAACTCGTGCCGATGCCTACGCGATTGTTCGTGCTGTCAACATACAGTGTGTCAGTGTCAACAGTCAGGTCGCCATTGACTGCGACATTACCACTAAACGTGCCGCCCGTGCTGGCAGCAACCGTGTCAGACACAGTAAAGGATTTGAACGCAATGACATTCAACTCGTCACCCGCAGCAGCACCTACAGTCAACACAATGCTAGTGCCGGAGGTAGCCGTATAGTCAGTGCCGTTTTCCAGCACAATGCCATTCAAGGTAACAATCAGGTTAGCCGCTGTGTAAGACAGCGTAGCCGAGTTATCGTCAGAACCAGTAAAGGTAGTCTGCCCAACTGTTGCCGTGTAGTTGTATTCTAAGATAGATGCTGTGCCAGCAGACGAGGCAGCAATCCAGTTAGCACCATCATATACGCGCATCTCATTTGCAGTGCTGTTGAAGTATAATGCGCCTTCCACCAAAGCGTCACCGTCATTATCGACTGTCGGGTCGGCTGTAAAACTTCCTAAATAAGTGTCATCGAAATTATCGAAGGCAGCAGCCGCAGCAGCAGCACTGTTAGCAGCCGCCGTAGCAGAGCCAGAGGCAGCAGTAGCAGATGTAGCAGCATTGGTTGCGCTAGTAGCAGCGTTGGTTTCAGACGTAGCAGCAGCAGTGGCAGAGGAGGAGGAGTTGGTAGCTGATGTAGCGGCGTTACTTGCGCTGGTAGAGGCAGCAGAAGCACTTGAGGCTGCGTTGGTTTCGCTCGTGCCAGCATTAGTTTCGCTGGTTGCCGCAGCAGTAGCACTATTAGCCGATGCAGTAGCACTCGTAGCAGACGCAGAGGCACTCGTGGAGGCCGCGCTGGCTGAGTTTGAGGCATTGGTAGCCGAGGTTGCAGCATTAGTCTCAGAGGTAGCCGCATTGGTTTCTGAGGTGGCAGCAGCAGTGGCAGACGCAGCAGCTTCGCTGGCCTTAGTTGTAGCAGTCGTGGCGTTGGTGGCTGCGTTTTGAATGGCAGTCAGGTTGTCTGTAACGTTTTGCATATTGGTCGTTTGACCAGCAACAGTCGTTACGTTTGCATTGTTAGTTGCCACAGTTGTTACATCGCTAGAAATGCCAGCAACAGTAGTTACGTTAGCAGAGATGCCAGCAACAGTAGAAATATCAGCCTTAATCTGAGCCACAGTGTTTGTATCGGCAATGGTCGGGCCGACCTCAACAGCACCAGTGGTTGCATTAAACGCAAGAACCGTTCCCTTCCTAGTGTCCTTATTGGCAAGGACGAGGGTAGCGGATGTATCAGAGTCAGAAAGACGAAGGCCACGATCAGCCAAGTCCTTCATGTCTGCAATCATAGCAACGACTTTATCCAGTTCGGTGTTCAGTGACGCGACTTGGAATGGGCCGGAGGTGGGGAAGTCAGTTACACGTTCAAGGGTAACATCACGAGTAATAACGACAACATCATTGAGAGTAGCACCAGTTACCAGTGTAATGCTGCCAGTCGAGCCGCTACCACCAGTTACACTGTAATGCGTTGTCAGCGTTTGAAGAGTGTCATTGACATACACATTCAAGTCTGAGGCATCAAAGAACTCGAATGGGACTGTAAATGCAGTCTGCCCTGCCGTAGCAGTATAGGAGATACGAGGGCTGTTATCGCTAATTAAAATAGTCATGGGTGAATCCTATCACAAGTGTTGTTTGCCATAAACGGTTATCTCTCATTTATTATGCCGATGTCTTCCGACAGGTCGGCTAAATCATATTGCCACGGGATTGTTAAAAAATTTGGCGTATTTCTTGCCAACTCTCTAACGCCCTCATCCACATCGCCATTTACAAAGTTCGAGATTGTTTTGCCGTAACCATGCAGCAAGCCAGCAGGCGCGCCAAGCGGCGCGGACACAGCATCATATCCGTCAATTCCATAATACTTAGGCTTAATGAAAGACTTTTTCTCATCAATAACCCCAGCACCAGCCAGCACTTCAAGGCCCGTGTAAGCTATGTCTCCATAGATTCCAGCTAAACCAGCATAGTCAACAGACCGGGCTAGTATATCTTGAGGGCTATTGTTTTCAAACCACCAGTCAGACTTACGCATTTTTAACACACCATAACCAAGTGCAACGGCTGACATTACTTGCACCGCGCGATGTCGTTGTGTTGGGTCTGCAAGTCGGGCAGTAACACGAGGCAAAGCACCAAGACCAAAACTCATAAAGACAAATGGTAAGGCTAATGCGCCATCAGAAACCTTAACAAGCTTTTCCTCTCCCACTGTCAGGCGCGGATCAGGTTCAAGGCCGAGTGGCTTCATCCATTTTCTATACTTTACATAAACTGCACCACGAACAAGAATTGGTTTATCTGCGTTAGAAGCAATCACAACAGTATTATGAATACCTGTTTCTAGCGCATTTACAAAAGACTGTTTAGCCGCGCGATCTTTTGCTGTTCGCCCGCTCCACTCGCTTACATTCGCAAAGAACAATGAGTTTGGTTTGCTATACGGAGTTTCGCCAGCATCATTTTTAATGTTAGCTATATTCTTAGCTGTGTCTTCGTCAATCCCCATACGAGCAAGAAAGGCAATATCTTTAGGATCAATCTTGCCATCTTGCCACTCAATAGAATGTTTAATAATCCGGCTAGAACGCAACATGGCATCCATGCTCCGCCACATTTTTGTCATAGGAGTAAGAAAGCTGCCGACAACAGGAAGAGAATGGTATCGCTGCATAATAGAGTTAATCAGTTTTTCCTCACGATACATTTCGCCCAAGCGAGTATTATCAGAGGTAATTCTGTTGTTCATGCCTGTTTGTGTGTAACCCAATGCCTCTACATACTCTGCATTTTCTTTGCGGGAAAGTTGAGCGGTGGCTCGGTCGATCGGGCTAGTCACTAAATCAAACCACGGCTTTAATCCGTGTTGACCAATAATGCCATGAAAGTCGCCCATAGTAGCTTGAGCCGCACGACCAAGATATGTTGCTTGAGTTAAGTTCTTTAACACGTTAGCAAAGCGACCAGTCCATCGCCCCGGGTCTGTAATAATTGCACCGCGCAATGAGTCAAAGTCAGCAACCATGTCTCTCTTGTAATCTTGAATGGCCTTATTGCTATATCCAGCTTTGGTTAAATCAATTTCTGCCTGTTGCAAAAACTCATCAAAACTTTGATTGCCAAAAAACTTTCGATACTCAATAGACAGTGCCATTTTGCGGACATAATCATTCAAGATTGATGGGTCTGTATGAATGAACTTAAGAAGTTCGTAATCTGGAATATTACCAAGACTTCTAAAGTTTACAAATTGACTGCTTAACTTGCCAGACACAGATGGATCATAAGCATCAGTGCTAATAATAGTGTCAACAATACGCTCGGCACGTTCTCTTGCGCCAAGCTGAACATAATCACCAACAGCATCGTCCCAGTAAGATGACCGCTCATCTGGAGAATACCTTATAATTAACTGAATCAACTCCTCTTGCATCTGAGGGTTGGCTGCGATTTCTTTTGAGCGATATAGTCGGCTCAGGTAGTTTTGTTTTTGCTTAAACTCAGGTAGCCCATCCAACAATCGTTTTTTTCTTTCAAGGTTTTTAAGTTGTCTTTGAAGCAGCGAGTCTAGATTGCTTCCCTTTTCAATAGCATCTTGCAGATATGCCTTGTTAATTAAATCAATTTCGTCTTTTGTTGTCTTAATTAAAGACGGAATGTTTTCAACACCATCCATTAGGCCAACAGCTTTGGCCTTCTCAAGAATGTCATCATAAACTTTGTTAATTTTGCCAATAGCTTTCTTTTCATAGTCAGTAAGTGACCGAGAAAAAGATGGGTCAGCCATTTTTGCCCGGAGATGAATCAAATCAGAAAACTCCTCCGAGAAGCTATTTGTTCCAGACATTTTCTTTGTAAGAAACTCGTCGCGTTGACCAAATACAGAAGGGGCTTCCGTTAAGTCGCTTGCATTTTGCACTTGTAAGTCTTGCAACTCAGCAATCAGATTGTTCAAATCTGTTTCATACTTGCGAGTATTGGTTTCAATAGATTGCACACCCAATCCCTCAACATTCCTATCGAGGGTTACAGCATTGTTCTCAACCAAATCAGCGTGTTTCTTTTTATAGTAGTCAGGCAAGTCCGAAGCACGAGTTCGTTTCAACGGAGTGGGAATCATGTTGAAAAGAGGGTGGTCAGAAAGAAGTGTTTTTCTTTGACCATAGCCCGATGTCATTTGTTTTAATGCGCGTTCATTTGTTTTATCAATCCACTTCACAAGCGTTTCTGGGTCTTGTGGGCGACCTGATTGACGCGCAACCTCACGATGGACAAGAAACTCCATGTATTCAATCGGGCTTGGAATATCCATTTGAGCCAGTGGCTTTGCTCCTTTAATTTCAGGCTTAGTCCACGGCTTCCTGTAAAAGTTTTCAACTACTTGCTCATAGTTAATGTTGACACCATCTTTGGCTAATTCAACGCCATCGCCGCGTTCATTTACTTTGCCTTCATAGTTCAGCTTAACCCCATCAACCTCATCACCGAGAGTTGTGCCACGCATAGTGCCAACCTCAAAGTTTCGTTGCGCTGCATTGCCGCTTGGAATTAGATTTCTTGCAACAGATGGAACAGCACCAACCAAGCCACCAAGCCCGGTATTAGCAGCCATATTAACTGCAACTTCTGTGGGGGTAGCAAGATCATCAAATGGAACGCGGATAGCCTCAGAGACACCACCAACCACAGCACCACCTTTAGCACCAGCTTTGAAGGCTTGCCTAACGCCCATAGTGCCAGTAACCATGCCACCGATGCCCTTCATAATAGGCACGGGGAAAGCAAGGTTAAGGGGATCAAGAAGACCAGCTACCAACGAATTAAACATACCAGACTGCCCCAGCACGGAACGTCTCTCCATGTTTTTATTTATAGAGTTTACTTTGAAATCAAAGTGTTCCTGATTCCTTGCGCCAACCAAATGCTCGGCATACTCTTCATGCCCCTTAACAGCTTGAGCAAAGTCAAAGTCTGGGTCACGCGGAGCATCCGCAAAGTCTATAAGTTCGTGTGCAAAGTCTGCAATCGGAGCATACTGATAACCCAACTGAGCCTGTAGAGTTTCCACAAAGCTTGCAGGGGTATTAGATGTTTGGGAGTTACCAAAGTCAGCAGTGTAAACTGGACGCTTCATATAAAGGCTTCCTTATCTTGCAACCATTAAAGCAGCATCTTCCGGAGAAAGATCACCAATACCCTGTGGGGTTGTGTTTACAATTAAATTGTGCCTACGGATTGCTTCATCTTTTTTCTGCTCTGTGCGGCGATCCATAAACTGTTTAATTGCAGCAGCACCAAAAGATACCTGTCGCCCATTTGCGTTATACATCGGCGTTCCATCAGGTCTTACGAACTTATATTGAGCGGTATTGTTTGCACCCATCTCGACATCAAGATAGTAATCAACACCCAAAGTAGGTTTCTTATAAGCTGGAACTCTGCCAGCTGCGTCCGGCTCTGGTTTGTAAAAAGACAAAAGAAGATTATTCATCTGTGAATCAAAAACCTTCAACTGCTCTCTATCAAGAAAAGCTTCTGGAGCATAACGGCTTCTCGCCTCAACACCCTTTTGTTGTCGCACTATAGATGGTCGAATATATTGACTTGCTACATAGTTTTGTCGATACGCGCTAGTAACAACAGAGTCAAGATTAGCCCGGTCAGACAAAGCAACGGCAATACCAAAGTCAGCCATTTCAGCAATATGCTCTGGCAAAATTTCTCCGAAATACTTTCCACCAAGCGCGCCGGGTCTATCTTTCAGATACTTAATCATCATGCTTTGCATATCTTTCATAGGCTCACCAGACTTGGTGATCGTAGAAAAGTTTTCGCTCAATACAGAATGAAGAGTATCTAAATCTTCTGGTTTGTTTTGGGGTATGCGCCGAGCATATGCCAATGCCTTTTGGGGGTCATCGCCATAGTTTTGCATAAGGCTATCAAGCCTAATTAAAAATCCGGCCTCATCTTTAAGGCCATATTCAGAAAGATTTCCGTTATATTGTGTAGAAACATTTCTGTATAAATCTACAGCATTTCTGATTTGATCGTCACCAACCTCGCTTAAAAACTTTAGAGAGTCAAAAGCGCGAACCATTTCGCTGGAAGCAAATGGGGCGTTCAAAGCTATCTGAACAAGATTATTATGAGCCTCTGGAGCTTGGGTAAACATATTGGCAGCATTGATTCCAACACCAGCATAAACAAGGTCGAGGTCATCCTGATTAGCTTTGGTTAATTCTGCGGGAAACCCATCGCTCATAAGATTTTGCACATTAAGCTGAGAAGACACAACTTGTTGCTGCTTAAACTTTGCCTCTCTAAGTGAAGAAAGAAAACTGTTTAGTGTATTTTTCCTTGCTGTTTCAGAGGATGTTTCTTCAATAAAATCCTCAAGCCACGGCATATCTTTTTTGATTGCATCTGGAATAACACCAGATTCAACACTGGTTTCAAACAAAACCAACTCTTGATACCCATAACCCTTTACTGCATTTTGGATGCGACCATTGCGAAGCTGGTCGTTAAGTATGTTAGTTAACTCCCTACGCTTTTCTCCAGTCATATTGAAGAACTGAATTGCATTGTTATCTAGGTCATCTAGAACAAGCTGTGCTGTGGTTTGCGCTTCTTCAAAGTCACCATTCAAAGCATAACTGCCGACCATGCCAATAGTCCGGCGAATGTCTAACTCATACTGAGAGCGTGACAGTTCTTGTTCTTGATTAAACTTTTGAGTTTTAATATCTGCAACATTACGTTGACGCAAAACACCAGCATCATTAAGAAACGCACTAGCTACCGCATCACCACCGGAAGCGGAAAGATTCTTGGCAGTCTCATCCATCCAAGTGCTGAAGTTACGAGAGAACTCTTCTTCTGTTCTATATAGCTGACGAAACTCTATCGCTGTATTGACAGACTGCTCCTTGAGAGCAACTGCATACTTCTTGTTTAACTCTTGCTGTGCAGTCTCATAGCCAACCCTGCCCAAGCTTGAGGGCGGATCGTGATAAACTACCTGTCCATTCTCATCAAGAGCCTGAACCTTTGCGGCAAAGTCCTTACCAGCCCTTACTTGGCGCGTTTCTTCAAGTTGAAAAAAGCTACTCGCAACAGACCCAAGAGCCTCAGCTTTTTGCGCTAAGACTTTATCCTCGCCCGAAGCAAGACGAACAACACCAATTGGTTTGTTAAGGACACCTTGCCCGGCGCGTGTTCTTTTAATCTCAACAGCCATGCTATCCTCTATCCATCAATCCATCAGAAGGAGTTCCAACCAATGTTGTTGTTGTAGTCGTTGGGGCTTTGTAAAGACTTGCAGCAGTAAGGGCAGTGTTAAACAAGCTTTGGCGCGCTTGAGTTTTGTATTGCTCCGCAGTGATGCGTCCCTGCCTACGAGTTTCTTCCGCTTGACGCTCAATGTTTTCAACCTCGCGGCGTTCTTGTTCGCGCAGTCGGTCAACATCAACACCATAGCGTCGAGCCTCTTCCTTGCGTAGTGCTTGGATGCTGCGATCACCACGACCCATAAAGGCAGCTAACGCAATGTTAGATGCAATTAGTTCATCAAACTGCTCTGAGCGTTGCCTGTGCTGTTGTGTTGTAATCTCTTGCACATCAAAGCGTTGCTTGCGTATCTCGGCAGCTTGGCGTTCTGCTTCACGCCGTGCCGCTCTTGCAGCCCGCTTGCTTGCGCCATAACTGGCGATGCCAGAACCTACTGCTAGTGCTGCTTGCCACATTAGAAAGTCACCTCAATAACCATACCGTTTAGTTGTAAATCAAAAGGAACAGACTGACTAACTGTAACAGACGGGTCTTTTGAAATACCAATTAACCTAAACTCTTTTCTACCAGTAAACTTAGACCTATCCAAAGAGAAATCATCGTTTACATTCCTGATAATCATATCCTTACTATTGACCGATGCAGACAAAGTATCCTGCAAATCAAGAGTAACCATATCAATTTTGCGCGGCGCAGCAGTCATCGGGCCGCCACCCATCAACGCATCAATAGGCATTGTCTGTAGGATGGGGGTAAATTGATAGCCGATGTAAGCTGTAGTAATTTCCTTAACGCTAGATACATCAACCTTCCCAGAGGCCACAGTAAACTCGCCAATGTAATCTGTGCCGCTAACCACGCGAACCACAGCACCATCAGAGAACTGGCTGCTAACGTCGAACACGCCATCATCGTTAACGATTGAGCTAAACTCATCGCAGTAATCCATCGGCATCTCTTCGTTAAACTTCTCAAGGTAGTAACGATTAGTGCCATCACCCTGATCGCGAACAGCAATGCAATACACATTGCGGTCAACAGCGCAAACACTGTGGAACTTTCCCGATGTATCCCACAGCATCCACCCAGCGCGTTGATCGCCGCGAGAGGAGTAGAAGACAGACATAGTGCCATCATTGTTAATCAAGAAGCAGTATGACTCAGCCCGGTCAAAGCCACCCTTAATACTTGCAGACTGGATAGGAGAACGCATCAGATGGGTAGCAGTCACAGACACATTCTCTGTGTTGTAGGCTTGCTCCACCTCACTATACACATAAGACCCCAGCATCTTGCCGGAGGCTTGCGTATAGAGGGTTGCGCCATCAAAAGGCTGTGGTCGCATATAAGACGAGCCGTAAGGTGTCTGACGCTTAATTATGGCGTTTGCAGGGGTAACAGGTCTATCAGTGAAAGCAGGAATGAATGACTCAGAAGAAGCAGAGAATATCTGTAGGTCACGATTAACCACAAGATGACGGATATGAGAGAACTCACCAAAGTTAGAGTTAAGATCAATGGCATCACTGTCCGCCCCCGTGCCTATGTCGAAGTTAAAGAAGTTGGCAGACTTGGAAGCCCAGACATGACCGGGCTGTGCTGTCGTGCCAGCAAACCACAGGCGACCTTCGTGGAATGTTACAGCAGCAGGGTAGCCGCGAACAGCAGAGTAAGACTGCTCATACCACTCTGGGGTAGCAGCACCGCTTGAGATTTCAACAGAACCGCCACCGATGGCAGAAGAAGAGGCATTAGACCCAGCAGTGTATTCAAATGTATTAAGGTCAATAACCTTGCTTACAGTTTTTGTTCCCTCCATGTGAGAGGCGTTAAGACCTCCCAAAGCCCCCACGCGATCAATAACAAAAACGTCACCAACACCCATACCGTGAAGAGGCATAGTAACTTGAACAGCACTAGTGCCAGCAAACACCTCAATAGAATCTGGCGCAAGGCGACGAAGTATCGTGCCAGTAATGTCCACCCTAACTTGAGTTGCGCTAACATATGTTTTTATCTCACAAGGCGTATTACCAATTAGCAGATACGAACCAACGTGACCTGATACAAAGTAACTACTGCTTGCAGTTACAAGAACATTCGTGCCGGACGTAGCCGCAGGGTCTAGTGTAACACCACCCTTTTGAAATTTGTAGTAGGGGTGTGTTGGAGAATCATCATTACCATTGTCCTCAAACTCAAACACCTCAGAGACAAAGGTCTTCAACCCAGTCCGGCGAA